CCGCGGCCCCGCCATCGTCTCGCGCGCAGCGCTGGCCTACGACGCCACCGTCGATGATGCCGCAAAGATCACCACCAAGATCGGCCAGCTGGCCGCGGTCGGCATCGTCGCCCGCGACGGCGTCTGACGCCGCTCACCCGGCCGCACCAAACCCTTCATCCCCCGGAGCACCCCATGACTCTCGTCCGCAACCCCTTCGACGCTGGCGGCTATTCGCTGGCCGAGATGACGCAGGCCATCAACATCCTGCCCAACCTCTACACCCGCCTCGCCCAGATCGGCCTCTTCCGCTTCGAAGGGGTCAGCCAGCGCTCGGTCATCATCGAGCAGTACGAAGGCGTCCTGAGCCTCCTGCCTTCCGTCCCCCTCGGCGGCCCAGCCACAGTCGGCACCCGCGAAGGCCGGTCCATGCGGTCCTTCGCCCTGCCGTGGATCCCGCATGACGACGTGGTCCTGCCTGCCGACATCCAGGGGCAGCCAGCGCTGGGCGCCTTCGACGCGGCCGATCCTCTGGTCGAGGTGATGAACCGCAAGCTGCTCCTCATGCGGCGCAAGCATGCCCAGACCCGCGAATACATGGAGATGAACGCGCTCCGCGGCATCGTGAAGGATGGGGCCGGAACCACGCTCTACAACTACTTCACCGAATTCGGGCTGGCGCAGATCTCCGTCGACTTCGTCCTCGGCACCGCAGGCACGAACGTGCAGGGCAAGGTCCGTGAGGTGCTGCGCGCCATCGAGGACAACCTCCTCGGCGAGGCGATGACCAGCGTCCACGCACTGGTCAGCCGCGAATTCTTCGACAAGCTGATCGCGCACCCGAAGACGGAAGAAGCCTACAAGTTCTACGCCTCGACCGGCGCCCAACCCTTGCGCGAGGATGTGCGGCGCAACTTCCCCTTCGGCGGGATCCTCTTCGAGGAATACTCGGGCACCGTCACCCTCTCGACCAAGGTGACCGAACGGCTGGTGCCAGCGAACGAGGGCATCGCCTTCCCGCTCGGCACGATTGACACCTTCACCACCTATGGCGGCCCCGCGAACCTCTTGGAAACCGCCAACACCATCGGCCTGCCGCTCTATGCCCGCCAGCATCTCGACGAGAAGGGCCGCTGGATCGACGTGATGACCGAGGCTTCGATCCTGCCGGTCAACAAGCGGCCGCGGCTGGCGATCCGCCTGCACACGTCGAACTGACGGACCCATCCATGTCCGTCTTCGCCGCCGCCATGGACCGCATCTTCACCCATGCCTCCATGGCGGCCACGGCCCTCTGGATCTCGGCCACCACCTCCGAGGAACGCCCGATCCGCATCATCCGCCGTGCCCCCGACCGCGTCGCCGACTTCGGCGCGGGACGCTTCGTCAGCGACACGACCGTGGTCGATGTGCGCGTCGCCGACCTGACCAGCCCACGGCCGGGCGACGTGATAGTCATCGGCGCAGACAGCCATGTCATCCAGGGCGAGCCGCTGCGCGACCGCGAACGGCTGATCTGGACGCTGGACCTGAGGCCAGCATGAAGCTGAAGCTCACCATCGAGCCTGACATCGTCGCGATGATGCAGGCGGAAATCGCTGCCGGTGAAAAGGCCGTCACCAGCGCCATGCGCGAGGCGGGCGCGGGACTGAAATCCGCCTGGCGCGGCCAGATCACCGGAGCTGGGCTGGGCACCCGGCTCGGAAACTCGATCCGGCTCGCGACCTATCCCAAGGGCGGCGAAAGCCTGAACGCCGCAGCGCTGGTCTGGTCGAACGCCCCGGTGATCGTCGGGGCGCATGACACCGGGCCGCTGATCCGGTCACGGAACGGGTTCTGGCTGGCGATCCCCACCCCGGCCGCAGGCAAATCCACCCGCGGCGGCCGCATAACCCCCGGCGAATGGGAACGGCGCACAGGGCTGCGGCTGCGCTTCATCTACCGGCGCCGCAGCCCGAGCCTGCTGGTGGCCGAAGGGCGCTTGAACAGCAAGGGGCGCGCGGTGTCGTCACGAGCAAAGACCGGCCGCGGGCTGACGACAGTGCCGATCTTCTTGCTGGTGCCGCAGGTCAAGCTGCGCAAGCGGCTGGATCTGGCGCGGGATGCCGAGCGGGCCATCGACGGCGTACCGGGGCGGATCGTCGCGGGGTGGTTTGGGGCCAGTCGCTAGGCACACAGCGACCTGATCGGGAGGCAATCCATCGCAACGCCTCCTCAGCATCGCCTTGCCCAAGCATTCCTGTTGCTTCCCGCGGCAGCGTCGCTACAACCTGAAACGATGAACCGACACACGCCCATCCACGAGTTCGTTGGGGTCGGCCTGTACTCTGTGGCCGATGCAGCGCAGCTCCTGAAGGCACCACCGCGGACACTCCGGAGGTGGCTCGATGGCTATGACTACAAGAGAAATGACGAAATCCAGCACGTTGCACCGCTCTGGAAACCAGACATCCCCAAAATTGACGATGAAATCGAACTGAGCTTTCGCGACCTCATCGAACTTCGTTTCGTACGGGCTTTCCTTGACAATGGGATTGGGCTGAAGGCTGTTCGGAACTGCCTTGAATACGCTCGGCAGTGCATACAAACGGATCGCCCCTTTTCATCTGGTCGTTTCCGGACCGATGGGCGCACGATCTTCCTCGAGAGCCTTGATGCCTCGGCTGAGCCTAAGTTGCTTGATCTGAAGGCCAAGCAGTATGTCTTCAAGCAGGTTGTCGAGCAGAGCTTCAAGGATCTGGACCTTGAAGGTGACATCGTAACGCGGTGGAGGCCTTATCGAGGTAAGGACAGCATTGTCGTCGACCCCACAAGATCCTTTGGCCAGCCAGTTGCGTCGGCATCCGGTGTCCCAACGATTGTCCTCGCGGAATCCGTCAAAGCGGAAGGCTCCGTCTCTCGCGTGGCGGCGATGTACGAAGTTGAGAAGTCGGTGGTCCAGGATGCGGTCAAATTCCATGAGGAGTTGATGGCCGCTTGAAGGTGATGGTCGATGAAAACCTTCCTATGGCCATGGCGAAATCGCTCGCAGCACTTTTCGCTGGAAAACACGAAATCGTACATCTGAGAGAAAAGTTCGGCCCCGCGGTCAAGGATACCGAGTGGATCGGGGCCTTAAACGCCGAAGGCCATTGGGTCATCATCTCAGGGGACCGGCGGATTGCGAAGAACAAGGCTGAACAGCAAGCGTTCAAGAGCTCGAAGCTGGTAGGGTTCTTTCTCGCCCCAGGGCTACAAAAGGCCAAACTGACCAAGCAGATGGAACGCCTGATGGCGCTATGGGAAACCATAGAAACGCAAGCCGACCTGGTCGGAGGCGGCGCCATGTTCGAAATCCCGATGAAAAGCAGCAAGCTCAACCAGATCTGACTGTCTGGTATTCACGCCGAGAAACGCGCGCTGCCCCGTACTTCGGGAGCATCGGGGCAATCGGCTCTTTCCGTTGGAAAAGACCAAAGATGCCCACCACCCGCGAAACAATCCTCGCCGCGCTGCACGCGCGGCTTCAGCCGCTCGCCGCCCTCACCCTGCGTGACGAGGTGCTGCCCGAGCGGATCCCCGCGGCCGGGCTGATCATCCTGCGCGGCGGCCACCCGGGTGAACCCGAGGTGACGCTGTCGCCGCTGCGCTATCACTACCAGCACCGGGCAGAACTTGAGGTCGTCGTCCAGGCTGGCACCGACCGGGCCAGCGCCTTCGATGCCCTGATCGCAGCCATTGGCGCGGCGCTGGAGGCTGATCGGACGCTCGGCGGCCTCTGCGACTGGGTCGAACCCGAAGCCCCGGCCTCGGTCGACCTGCCCGTCGAGGGCGCCGCGGCCCTGAAGGCGGCGGTGATCACCGTCGTCCTGCACTATTCCACGGCCGATCCGCTGGCCTGACCCCACTCACCATAGGAGACTACGATGGCACGAGCCCATGGGGCGCGGGCGCAGATGGCGCTTGCATTCGAGACCGTCTACGGCACCCCGCCCGCCACCGGCTACCGCACGGTGCCCTTTGCCAGCACCACGCTCGGCTCCGAACAGCCACTGATCGCCTCGGAACTCCTGGGCCAGGGGCGCGACCCGCTAGCGCCGATCAAGGACGCGGTCACCGCCGATGGTGACGTGGTGGTGCCGATCGACGTCGAGAACTTCGGCCTCTGGCTGAAGGCCGCCTTCGGTCAGCCCACGACCACCGGCACGACGCCCAAGACCCACACCTTCCAGTCGGGCAACTGGACGCTGCCCTCGATGGCCATCGAAGTGGCAATGCCCGAAGTGCCGCGGTTCGCGATGTATGCGGGCTGCGTCATCGACCAGCTGTCCTGGCAGATGAACCGCTCTGGCCTTCTGACCGCGACTGCACGGCTGATCGCCCAAGGCGAGGCGATTGCGGCCACCACTGCCGCAGGCACGCCGACCGCGCTCGGCCTTCAGCGCTTCGGCCATTTCAACGGGGTGGTGAAACGCAACGGCACCGCCTTGGGCAACGTCGTCTCGGCCGAGATCACCTATGCCAACGGCCTCGACCGGATCGAGACTATCCGCAACGACGGCAAGATCGAGGGCGCCGATCCCGGAATGGCCGCGCTGACCGGCCGGATCGAGGTGCGTTTCGCCGACTCTGCGTTGGTGACACAGGCCATCGACGGCACGCCTTGCGAGCTCGAGTTCGCCTACAGCCTCGGCGCGAACGCCAGTTTCACCTTCACCGCCCATGCCGTCTACCTGCCCGTCCCGCGGATCGAGATCCCCGGGCCGCAGGGCATCCAGGCCACCTTCGACTGGCAGGCTGCCCGCGCCACCAGCCCCACCCGCATGTGCACCGCCATCCTCGTCAACACCGTCACGGGATACTGACCATGATCCGCCTGAACCTCACGAACCGGCCCGAATGGCTGGACCTGCTGCCCGGTCTGCGCGTCCTGGTCGCTCCCTTGACCACAGCGCTGATGGTCTCCGCCCGCGCCGATCCCGCCATCGATGGCCTGTCGGAAACCTCCAGCCAAGAGGACATGGCGCTGGCGATGGCCAAGGCCGTCGCCCGCCGCGCCGTGCTGGAATGGGACGGTGTCGGTGACGATGACGGCAACCTCGTGCCCGTCAGCCCGGCCGGGATCGATGCCCTGCTGGAAATCTGGCCCGTGTTCGAAGCCTTCCAGGCTCAATATGTCGCGCGCGGCCTGATGCTGGATCAGGAAAAAAACGCCTCCGCGCCCTCGCCGACTGGTCCTTCGGCGGGGGCGACGGCTACTGCGCGGCCTGCGCACCCTGCGAGGGCCCCGGGGGCATCTGCCCCGACTGCCCCGCAAGGCTGAACCGACCGCAGACGGTCGAAGGCTGGCAAGTCTGGGATCTGACCCAGCGCCTCGGCGGCCAGCTGCGCATCGCACCGGGCGCCGTCATCGGATGGGACATGGGTGCCGCCCTCGCGCTGGCGCAGGCGCTGGGCGTTAGCGCACTGATCACCGCCGAACTGCTGCCCGAGATCGAGGCGGTGATGGTGCGCAAACTCAACGAGCAGATGGAAGGACGCCGGAATGGCTGAGAAGAGGGTCTCCGTCCGCCTTGTGGCGGAGGGCGGACGACGGGTGCGCGCCGAGCTGGAAGGCGTCGGCGAGGCCGGGGCACGCGGCTTCGGCCGCCTGTCGCGCGAGATGGAACTGGCCAACACCCGGCTGGCCGCCTTTGCGCGCCGGGCCGGTATTGCCCTCGGTGCAGCGGCAGCGGCCGCCACAGCCTCGCTCGGCCTGATCGTCCGGTCCACCGCCGAGAGCGCCGCGCATATCCGGCAGTTCGCGCAGGTCGCCAATGCCACGCCCGAGGCGCTGCAACGCTGGTCGGCCGGGGCGCGGACGGTCGGGATCGAGCAGGAGAAGCTCGCAGATATCCTGAAGGACGTGAACGACCGGGTCGGGGACTTCCTGCAGACCGGCGGCGGGCCGATGGCGGACTTCTTCGAGAATGTCGCGCCCCGCGTGGGCGTGACAGCCGACCAGTTCGCGCGGCTCTCGGGGCCAGAGGCGCTGCAGCTCTACGTCGACACGCTGGAACGCGCCGGTCTCAGCCAGCAAGAGATGACCTTCTATCTCGAGGCGATGGCCTCGGACGCCACGCGGTTGATCCCTCTCCTGCGGAACGGCGGGGCAGAGATGACGCGACTTGGGGATCAGGCCTCGGACCTTGGCGCGGTTCTGAACACTGATGCGCTGGAAGCCCTGCGTCGCACCCAACTGGCGCTGGGTACCGTATCCCTCGTGTTCGACGGCCTCCGGAACCGCATCGCCGTGGCCGTCGCCCCGACCATCGAGGCGCTGGCCAATGCCTTCGTGGCGCTCGCGTCCGACGGAGGCATTCTGCGCTCGGCCATCGACGCGCTGATCGGCAACCTTGGAAGGCTGGCGTCCTATGCCGCCACCTTCGCTGCCGTCATGGCCGGGCGCTGGGTCGCGGGAATGGCGGCCGCAGCCTTGTCCGTGCGTGGGCTTGCCACCGCGCTGGTGTTCCTGCGCGGCGCTCTGATCCGCACCGGCATCGGCGCGCTGATCGTCGGGGCGGGCGAGCTGGTCTATCAGTTCTCGCAACTCGTCGCCCGGGTCGGCGGTGTGGGCGAGGCGTTCCGGCTGCTTGGCGATCTGGCCCGCGAGGTCTGGTCGCGCATCGGCCTGTCGCTGGACGGGGCGCTGGCGCGGATGACGGCAGGATGGGAGGGATTGAAAGCCTCGGGCCTTTCGGCGCTGGAAGGCACCATCGCAGGCGTGGTCAGCTTCGGCGACCGGACGGCGGCGATCTTCCAAGGGGCCTATGACGCTGCCGTCGCGATCTGGGGCAGTCTGCCCGGGGCGATCGGCGATTTCGCCTTCCAGGCCGCGAATGGGCTGATCTCCGGCGTCGAGGCGATGCTGAACGGCGTCGTCACCCGCATCAACAGCTTCATCGAGACCCTGAACGCGGCCCTCGCGCTGCTGCCCGAATGGGCCACCGGCGAAGGTGGGGTGCGGATCGGCATTCTCGATCCGGTGGAACTGGGGCGTATCGGCAACCCGTTTGAGGGGGCCGCGACCGCTGCTGGTGCCGCCGCCGCGGATGCCTTCTCCGCCGCGCTGTCGCGGACCTACCTCGAACCGCCCGACCTCGGGCTCGGCACCATGGCCGACGATGCCCGCGCGCGAGCCAACGGCTATCGCGAAGCGGCAGGGATGCTGGCTGACGCTGCCGGTCGGCCGCTCACCAGCTGGCAGGCGCTGAAGGATGCTGTGACCGGCACGGGGACCGAGGCAGAGACCGCCCTGGCAGATGCCGCCGCCTCGGCGGATGCCCTGACTTCCGGGCTGAACGACACGGCCACCGCCGCCGATGGTGCAGGCGGCGCGGCACGCGACGCCGGAGCTGCGGCGGCCGAGGGTGCGGACACGGCCCTCACGGGCTGGCAAGCCGTCACGGCGGCGCTCGCCGACTATGCCGCCAAGGCGCGCGACATTGGCGGCGATATCGGCAGCGCGCTGGTCGGGGCCTTCCAGAGCGCCGAGAATGCCATCGGCGACTTCGTGAAGACCGGCAAGCTCGACTTCCGCGATCTGGTCACGTCGATGATCGCCGACCTGGCCAAGCTCGCCGCCCGCCGCTTCATCCTCGGTCCCATCGCAAACGCCCTTTCCGGAGCGCTGGGCGGCGCGGGCGGGATCTTCGCCAACATCCTGCATGCGGGCGGGATGGTCGGTGCCCCTGGTCCCGGACGCATGGTCCCGGCGCTGGCCTTTTCGGGTGCCCCGCGCATGCACAACGGTGGCTGGGCCGGGCTGCGGCCCGACGAGGTGCCAGCGATCCTGCAACGCGGGGAGCGGGTCCTCTCGCGCAGGGAAGCTGCGGGATACGGCCAGTCGGTTGCCTCCACCGTCAACGTCACGATCAACGCGCGCGACGCCGAGAGCTTCCGACAATCCCGGACGCAGGTCGCCAGCGACATCGCCCGCGCCGTGTCGCTGGGCAGGAGGGGCATGTGATGGCGTTTCACGAGGTCCGGTTTCCGGACAACATCAGCCGTGGCGCGCGCGGTGGCCCCGAGCGGCGCACCCAGATCGTCGAACTGGCCTCGGGCGCCGAGGAGCGCAATGCCAGCTGGGCCAACAGCCGCCGCCGCTATGACGTCGCCTACGGCATCCGCCGCGCCGACGATCTGGCGGCAGTCGTGGCCTTCTTCGAGGCCCGCAACGGCCGCCTGCACGGCTTCCGCTTCAAGGACTGGGCCGATTTCAAGTCCTGCCTGCCGTCGCAGACGCCAGGCCCGACCAACCAGCCGATCGGCACCGGCAACGGGGCGGCCACCCTGTTTCAGCTCACCAAGCGCTACACCTCCGGCGCGCAGTCCTGGACGCGGGCCATCACAAAGCCCGTCGCCGGTTCCGTCACGATCGCCCTGAACGGCGCGACGCAAGCCTCCGGCTGGTCGGTCTCGACCGCGACGGGATTGGTGACCTTCACCACCGCTCCCCCGGCAGGCGTCGCCATCACCGCGGGGTTCGAGTTCGACGTTCCGGTCCGCTTCGACTCCGATGCCCTCGACGTCACCCTCGATCTCGAACGCCTCGGGTCGATCACCTCGATCCCCCTCGTGGAAATCCGCACATGAAGTCCCTGAACCCGGCGCTGCAGACCCATCTCGACGACGGCACGACGACGCTGGCCTGGTGCTGGCGCATCACCCGCGCCGATGGCGTGACCTTCGGCTTCACCGACCACGACCGAACGCTTGCATTCGACGGGACCGAGTTCGAACCGGAAAGCGGGCTGACGGCGTCAGAGGTGCGATCCAGCTCCGACCTGTCAGTCGATGCACAGGACGCGCAAGGCGTGCTGTCGTCGGACCGGATCACGGAGACCGATATCCTCGACGGGCGATGGGACAATGCGGCAGTCGAGGTCTGGCGGGTGAACTGGTCGGCACCGGCTCAGCGTGTGCTGCTGCGTCGCGGGGCCATAGGCCAGATCCGGCGTGGGCGACTGGCCTTCGTGGCCGAGGTGCGGTCGCTGGCCCATGTCCTCGGCCAGACGGTCGGGCGGACCTTCCAGGCGAGCTGCGACGCCGCGCTGGGCGATGCGCGCTGCGGCGTGAACCTCGAGGCCCCGGTCTACAAGAGAAGCGGCGCGGTGATCGACGTACTGCGGGATCGGGCCTTCACCGCTTCCGGCCTTGGCACCTTCTCGGCAGGCTGGTTTGCCTTCGGGCTGGTGGAATGGTCGACCGGTGCGAATGCCGGGCGGCGTGTCGAAGTTCTGTCGCATGACCTCGACGACGGCATTGCCATCCTGACCCTGCTGGAAGCCCCGGTGCGCCCGATCACGGCGACGGATGCATTCGTCGTCCTGGCGGGCTGCGACAAGCGGATCGCGACCTGTGGAACGAAGTTCGCCAACGTCACCAACTTCCGGGGCTTCCCCCACATCCCGGGGCAGGACGCGGTCCTGCGTTACGCGACGAAGGATGGCGGCCACGAGGGGGCGGTGCTGTGACTCATCCAGTGACGACCGCCGATCCCGCCCTCGTCATCGCCGTCGCGCGGTCATGGCTGGGTACGCCCTATCACGACCAGGCCAGCTTGCGTGGGGTCGGCTGCGATTGCCTCGGCCTCGCGCGCGGCATCTGGCGGGAAGTCGTCGGGCCTGAGCCGTTCCCGATCCCACCCTACAGCCGCGACTGGGGCGAGACCGGGCCACGCGAGGTGCTGGCCGACGGCGCAAGACGGATGATGCCGGAACTTGATCGATCCGAGGCTGGGCCCGGTGCGCTGATCCTGTTCCGGATGATGCCCCGAGCCATCGCCAAGCATGTCGGCATCCTGACCGGTCCCGACACCTTCCTCCACGCCTATGAACGCCTCGGCGTGATCGAGGAACCACTGACGCCCGCATGGCGACGCCGCATCGCCTTCGCCTTCCTGTTCCCCGCACGCTGAGATTTCCCCATGGCCACTCTTGTCCTCGGCGCCGTCGGTTCCGCCATCGGCGGGGCCTTTGGCGGCGCGATCCTCGGCTTTTCTGGCGCTGCCATCGGTGGCTTCATCGGCTCTACCATCGGCTCGGTGGTCGACAGCTGGATCGTGTCCTCGCTGGCCCCCGCGCAGAAGATCGAGGGCCAGCGTCTCGACAGTCTTCGGATCACGTCAGCGACGGAGGGAGCGATCATTCCGCGCCTCTACGGCCGCATGCGCATCGGTGGCAACATCATCTGGGCGACCGATTTCCGCGAGGAGACTAAGACCACGACGCAAGGCGGCGGCAAGGGTGGCGGCGGCGGCAGGGTCCAGACGACCGAGTATCTTTACTATGCCAGCTTCGCCGTGGCGCTCTGCGAGGGGCCGATCACCGGCATCGGCCGCATCTGGGCCGACGGCAAGCCGCTCGACATGACCGGCATCAGCTGGCGCTGGTATCGAGGCGACGAGACCCAGACCGCCGATCCCTTCATCGCGGCAAAGATGGGCGCGGCCGACACGCCCGCCTATCGTGGCACAGCCTATGTGGTCTTCGAGGAACTGGCGCTTGCCACCTACGGCAACCGCCTGCCGCAGCTCAGCTTCGAAGTGTTCCGCCCGCTTGCCGACCCCGACACCGCCGAAGGGCTGGTCAAGGCGGTTACGATGATCCCCGCCTCGGGCGAGTTCACCTATGCGACCGAGGCTGTCCGCAAGACCGTGGGCGCATCCACGACGGTGTTCGGCCAGACCACGGGCGGCACGACGTCGGCAGAGAACCTGAACGCGCTGTCCGACGAAGCGGACATCGTCGTGGCACTGGATCGTCTGCAGGCCATGGCCCCGGCCGTCGAAAGCGTCAGCCTGGTCGTCGCCTGGTTCGGCAATGACCTTCGCGCAGGGAACTGCTCGATCAAGCCCGGCGTGGAGGTGGCGACGAAGGTCACCAGCCCCAAGGTCTGGTCCGTGAATGGCGTTGCACGGGCGAATGCGCATCTGGTCAGCCGCGACGCCGAGGATCGGCCGGTCTATGGTGGCACGCCTGCGGATTTCGCGGTGGTGCAGGCAATCCGCGAGATGAAGGCGCGCGGGCTGCGGGTGACGTTCTATCCTTTCCTGCTGATGGACGTGCCGCCCGACAACACGCTGCCGAACCCCTACAGCGCCAACGCCACCACGCCCGGCCAGCCCAGCTTCCCCTGGCGCGGGCGGATCACCTGTTCACCGGCGGCGGGCTATGCCGGGACCGCGGACAAGACCGCCGTTGCGGCGACGCAGGTCTCCAGCTTCTTCGGCGCGGCCACCACGGCGCAATTCGCCGTTGCGGGCGACACGGTCAGCTGGACCGGGCCCACCGGCGACTGGGGCCTGCGCAGGATGATCCTGCACTACGCCCATCTCTGCGTGGTGGCGGGTGGTGTCGACGCCTTCCTGATCGGCAGCGAGATGCGTGGGCTGACCACGATCCACTCCAGCGCCAGTTCCTATCCGGCCGTGACCGCGTTCAAGGCGCTGGCGGCGGATGTGAAGTCGGTCCTCGGGCCGGGCACCAAGGTCGGGTACGCCTCGGACTGGTCGGAATACTTCGGCCACCAGCCCGGCGACGGCAGCGGCGATGTCTATTTTCACCTCGACCCACTCTGGTCCGATGCCAACATCGACTTCATAGGCATCGACAACTACATGCCGCTGTCGGACTGGCGCGACGGTTTCGACCATGCCGACGCCCTGCAAGGTTGGCCCGCCATCTATGACCGGGCCTACCTGCAGGCCAACATCGCAGGCGGCGAGGGCTTCGACTGGTTCTATGCCAGCACCGCCGATCGGTCGGCCCAGATCCGGACGCCGATCACGGACGGTGCCGCAGGCAAGCCTTGGGTGTTCCGCTACAAGGATCTCGCAGCCTGGTGGTCGAACGCCCATTTCAACCGTCCGGGCGGGATGGAGAGCGGCACGCCGACCGCATGGGTGCCGCAATCGAAACCCATCTGGTTCACCGAACTGGGGTGCCCCGCCATCGACCGGGGCACAAACCAGCCGAACGTCTTCTTCGACCCGAAGTCGTCCGAGAGCTTCACGCCCTACTTTTCGCGCGGTTGGCGCGACGATGCGATCCAGCGCGCCTATCTCGAAGCCAGCTATCTCTGGTGGGGCCAAGGGGCGAACAACCCGACGTCGTCCGTCTACGGTGGCCGAATGGTCCATGTTCCGGAATGCGCCGCCTGGACCTGGGATGCCCGGCCATATCCGTTCTTTCCGGAACTGACTGGCGTCTGGACGGACGGCCCGAACTGGCGGCTCGGCCACTGGCTAACCGGACGGCTGGGCGCGGTCTCGCTGGCCACGCTCGTGCGCCACATCTGCCTGCGCGCTGGACTGGCGGAGAGCCTGATCGACGTCTCCGGCCTCTGGGGCGCGGTCGAGGGCTATGTGATCGGCGCGCTGGAAAGTCCCCGCGCGTCGATTTCTACGCTGGCCCGCCACTTCGGCTTCGATGCCATAGAGACCGAGGGCGTGATCCGCTTCGTCATGCGCGGGCGGGCTTCGGTCGCCACGCTGGCCATCGACGATCTGGTCGCCAGCCGAGAGGGAGAGGCCTTCGAACTGACCCGTGGTCAGGAGACCGAACTGCCGCAGGCCCTGAAGTGGCAGGTCGCCCGGGCAGATGAAGACTATGACGCGGCGCTGGTGGAAGCGCGCCGCATCACCGTCGACACCACCCGCATCGCCTCCGAGTCCTTCCCGATGGCGATCCCGCCCGAGGAAGCCGAACGCCGCTGCCGCCGCGCGCTGATGGAGGCCTGGATCGGCCGGGAAAGCGCCACCTTCCGCCTGCCGCCCTCGCGGCTCGCCCTCGACCCTGCCGACGTGATCCGGCTTGCGCATGACGGCCGCGAGATCGAGTTCCGCCTGGTGTCAGTCGCCGATGCCGAAGCACGCGGGATCGAGGCCGTCCGTCAGGATCGTGCCGCCTTTGATCTGCCGCCCGGCGATCCCCGCCCGGCCTCACTGGCGAGTCCCGTCGTCTTCGGCACGCCGGAAGTGGTCATGCTGGACCTGCCGCAGATCAGTGAGGATCAGCCCGCCCATCGCCCCCTGATCGCCGCGCACACCAGCCCCTGGCCCGGCGAGATCGCCGTCTTCCGCAGCGCCTCGACAGATGGGTTCGCCTTGCTGACGACCTTCGGCAGTCGGGCGCGGGTCGGCACGCTGGCCTTCGACTTCTTTCCGGGTCCGACCTCGCGCTTCGATCTGGGCAACGCGCTGTTGGTCGATCTCCTGTCCGGAACGCTGGAAAGCGTGACCGACGTCGCGCTGTTCGGCGGGGCGAACGCACTGGCGGTCGAGTCTGCTTCTGGCCAGTGGGAGATCGTCCAGGCGGGCGGAGCCGAACTGATCGCCCCCGGCCGCTACCGCATGACCCGTCTGCTGCGTGGCCAGCGAGGGACGGAGCACGCGATGGGAAACCCCGCCCCGGCCGGGGCGCGGGTCGTGGTCCTCGACACAGCGCTGTCCTCGCTGCCCATCGCCGAAGCTGATCTCGGACTGCCGTGGAACTGGCGCGTAGGTCCGGCTGCATGGGCAGTGAGCGACGCGAGTTACGCAGCACTGGGCTTCACCCCGACCGGCCGGGGCCTTGTCCCCTTCGCCCCGGTCCATGTCGAACAGCCCTGGCGAACGGGGCGTAACCCGGGCGATCTGACGATCCGCTGGACGCGGCGATCCCGGGCGCTGGTCGCGGATGCCTGGGAACAGGTCGAGGTGCCGCTGGCCGAGGACCTGGAAGGCTACGACGTGCAGATCCTCGACGGCACGAGCGTCAAGCGCACGCTGACCAGCAGCACGAGCTCTCTCCTCTACTCGGCCGCCCAGCAGACCGCCGATTGGGGCGCTCTGCTCGGCTCCGGCCAGACGCTGGCGATCCGCATCTTCCAGCTCTCGAACCGCCTCGGTCGCGGCACGTCCGCGACCGTGACCCTCCAGTTCTGACGGGATTTCCCATGTCCAATACCACGACCCATCTGGGCCTGCCTTATCTTCTGGCCGCCCAAGCCCAGAAGCATGTCACCCACAACGAGGCCCTGCGCCTGCTCGACGCGATGGTGCAGCTTTCCGTCCTCGACCGCACGCGGACGGCCCCGCCCGCCAGCCCGGCCGACGGGAACCGCCATCTGGTGGCCTCCGGCGCGACTGGCCTCTGGGCCGGGTGGGACCTGAACATCGCCTTCTGGGTGGACGGCGCGTGGATCCGCCTCGTGCCGCGCACCGGCTGGCTGGTCTGGGTCGCGGCCGAGGGCCTGTTCCTCGTCTGGACAGGCAGCGCCTGGGAGGTGGTGGGCGAGCCCCGCGACGTGTCGGACGCGGTCTTCAGCCTGGTGAACGATGCGGACCCAACGAAGAAGGCCACCTTCTCGCTGGCGGGCATCAGCGCAGGCACCACGCGCAGTTTCACCCTGCCGAACACCTCCTCCGAGCTGGCGATCCTTGCGGGCACCCAGACCTTCACCGGCAACAAGACCTTCTCCGGCACGTTGACCGCCTCGGGCACAGTCACCGTTTCGGCCGCGTCGGCCAGCATCGGCACGGCGACGACGACCGCGACCTACGGCATCGGCACCGGGGCCACGACGACGGGCGTGACCAAGACGGTGAACCTCGGCACTGGTGGTGCTTCCGGATCGACCACGGTCGTGAACATCGGGTCCGCCACCGCCGGGGCGGGTGGGACGACGGTGATCAACACGCCGACCGTCACCTTTGCCAATGCCGTGACTCAGGTCGGCATGCCCCAGGTCAACCTGACCGCGCAGCTCCTCGGCCTCGGTGGGGCGACAGCCGACAGCTTCAACCGTCTGTCCATCAACACGCCCGCTGTGCTCCTGAACAATGCAGGCGCGGGCATCGAGACGACCGTCAACAAGGCTGCGGCCGGGAATGACGCGGCCTTCGCCTTCAAGACCGGCTTCTCGGCCCGCGCCCTCATCGGGTTGCTCGGGAATGACGATTTCAGCTTCAAGGTCAGCCCGGATGGCTCGGCCTTTTTCGACGCGATCAGGATCGACCGCACCAGCGGTCAGGTAGAACTGCCGCAGCCCACGGTCTTGCCGGGGCTGGCCGCCGCGCCGACCCCGCCGCCTGCGGGCAAGGCCGCGATTTACGCGCGCAGCCGGGCTGGTGCGCCGTGGATCGACGTCATGCGCCCCTCAGGGCGGGACTTCCCCCTGCAGCCACATTTTGGGGTGAACCGCATCGCCAACTGGTCGCCCTCGGTCAGCACCACGATCACCACCGAAGGCATGCCGATCACGTCGGTCGGCACGGTCTCGCACCCGACCCTCGCCGCCACAAACCTCGCTGCTTCTATGCGGCGCTGGCGTCTGACCTCCGCGGCGGTCTTGGACTCGGTGGCCGACCAGCGTTCTGCAGGCTGGGCCTGCTGGCGGGGCAACGCGGCAGGCCTCGGCGGCTGGACCTTCGTGACGCGGATTTCGCTCACGACCCTGCAGGCGACCGGGATGGCGTTCTTCGGCCTCTACGGATCGACGGCGGCACTGGCCACCACCCTGACTTTGGCCACCGCCATCAACTGCATCGGCATCGGCTTCCAGCGCGGCACCCACACCCGTTGGCAGTTGGTCGCGAACGACGGGACTGGCGCACCGACGCTCACCGACATGGGCGCATCCTTCGCCATCGCCACGGGCGGGGTGCTGACCCTGTTCATCGCGGCCCCGCCGAACGGCAGCTCTGTCTGGGTGCGGGTGGTCGACGAGGTTTCCGGCGCGGTCTTCGAGCAGGAAATCACCGCCGACCTGCCCGCCGCCGTGCAGTTCCTGTCACCGCGCCTCTTCCTGAACAATGGCGCGACTGCCGCCGCCGTCTCCTACGACTGCGCTGGGGTCTACCTTGAAACCGATTTCTGACCGTCCGCGGCGCGCGGCAATGAAAGGACCACCATGAACGACCAGACCACTCTTGCCGGGGAGGTCGCGCGGGCCTTTCGGGACCACGGGATCACCGCCGCGCTGACCGCCTTGATCGGCGGCACCATGGCCCTGATCGCGGCGATCACGCGCAAAGCGTTTACCAACGAGGCTCTGCTGGACCGCCTCGACCGGGAACTCATCACCGAACGCGACCGGACTGACAAGCAGCGCAGCGAGGATCGCAAGGTCGATGGCGACCGCCTCGATCGGATCGAGACCGACATCCGCTCGATGCGCGACATGCTGTTTGACGCCTTCCAGCGCGGCCGATCCGACTGATCGACGAACGACATCACCACCACGCCCACGTCCCCCGCCCCAGAGGCGGGTTTTTTCATCTGGAGGATCCACCATGCCGACCCTTACCTACCCCCATTGGCGCGATGTGCCCGCGACTGCCTGGCGCTGGGCGAACTTCTCGGCCGCCGAAATCGCCTGCCGCGGCACCGGCGCGATCAAGATCAACACGGAAGCCATGGACAAGCTGCAAGCCCTGCGCGACCGGCTGGGCAAGCCGCTGATCATCCGCTCTGCCTATCGCAGCCCCGAACATAATCGCGCCGTGGGCGGGGCCCCGGCATCGAAACACATGCAGGGCACCGCCTTCGACATCGCCATGTCGAACCACGATCCCGCGGCCTTCGAGGCAGCGGCGCGGGCCGTGGGCTTCCTTGGCTTCGGCTATTACCCCCGCTCCGGCTTCATGCACATCGACCTCGGACCCGCCCGGTCCTGGGGCGATCCCTTCCCGCCCCGGCTCGTGCCTTTTGCGCCGGAACTCCCGCCCGCGCGCGAAGTCCTGTCGGAAAGCCGCACGCTCCGGGGTGGTGGTGCTGCGGGTGCCGCCACAGTCGGCGCGGCCGGGGTGGAGGTGCTCCAGGATGTCCTCGCGGAAACCCAGTCCACGATCCAGCCGCTGGTGCCCTATCTCGACACCCTGCGCTGGGTGCTGATCGCCATCGCGCTGATCGGCATTGCGGTCACGATCCACGCTCGGCTCGACGACTGGAAACGGGGCCAACGGTGATCGGCTGGCTTCTGACCCATGGCCCGGCACGAAAGGCGCTGGGCCTGATCCTCACCGCAGCAGCGATCCTGCTGTTCCTGATGAACCTGCGCCGCACGGGTGAACGCGCAGGGCGCGCGGCCGAACGGCTTGATGCCCAAGAGAGAAACGATGCCATCCACCGCCAGATGCTCGACGCCGCCGCCCGCCGCCCTCCTGATCGCGATGCTCTCGCTGACCGGCTGCGCGACGGGCGGTTCTGAAGCCATCGCGCCCTGCCCACCCGTGGTCGAGTATACGGCAGCCGATCAAGCGCACGCAGCTGACGAGGTCGAGGCGCTGCCGGAAGGCGCCGTCATCCTCAGGATGCTGAGCGACTACGCTGTGTTGCGCGACCAGGCGCGGGTATGCCTATAGCCCAAACCACTTGGAGAGTGCCCACCAGGCCATTTATGCTGCGTCATAGCTGGCGAAGACCTCGGTTGTTCCGTCCTTGCGGATCAGATGGACAGCGTAGGCCTCTCGCTCGGTTTCGGGGCCCATGCCGGGTGAGCCGTAGGGCATTCCAGGCACGGACAGTCCAAGAGCATCGGGGCGGTCAGCCAGAACGCGCCGGATGTCCGCGGGCG